TAGGCCATGTAGGCTTTTGGGTCAGGTTCTTAGATCGGCGAGATGCCGCTTGCAGGCCGCCCGCACCAACGGGCCAGCTAGAATCTCGCCCGCATTGACCGCCCTGGCGTAACGGGTCGCCGGATCAAGAGGCGAAGAAGTCGTCCGCCGGGTCTTTCTTTTCATCGAAATTTGCCCTGACGCGGCTGCGTGCGCTCGGCGTCATGCCAAATTCAGCGGCATATCGGACCATGTCCGACATCGCCTTGTTGGCCGTCCCGACAAGTGGGTTCTGGATCGCGTTGCCGTTGGTCGTCTTGATCAGCAGACCGGAGGTAATCAGGTCGCGCTTTGCCATCTCGGCGAGCGCCCGCTCAGCCTGCACCCAGGGCCCGTAGGCTTGGCAATAGGCGGCAAGCGCCGCCCGATCAATCGCTGTCACCATCCCGGCTGCCAACAGCCACTTCGAGATCCTCCCCCATTCGTCGAGTGCATCGGCACTCAATTCCGGCGGCGGATCGGGAATCAAAGGCTCGGGCTTGGGCTCGGCGTCATTAAGTCGACGCTTCCCTGGATTGCCGGCAATCAACTTGAGGTGCGTCGCTGAAAGCGTCCCCACTTCCAACTGATCCGGCAGACGTCCGGGTGATGGCGCTGCAAACTCTTCGCCATCTCGAGTCGGGCGTCAGGTTTGTTGTAGAGCGCGTCGGCGTTGCCGCCCTTCATAGTCATGGTCGGCATTTTGGCAGCCAGAAAAGCGTTGAATAAAATAGCACAAAAGCCGTCTTTTAAGAGGTGCAAGCTGAGGTCGGTGTCTTCATTGTAGCGCCCGCGCCAGCTGATGCGGGATCTTGTTTGAAGCAAAATACAGGAATAAACGCGAGTGTTGAGCTGGAATGGCGGGATCACAAATCTCTGTTTCGCGAAGCATTGATAGTTGAGCCCGCTCATCGGAACGTTGCCATATCGGTCCGTGTAATCCTCGGCCGCAGCGAAGATTGTCCCATCACCCACCGGGATCTACGCATTGTGGTTGAACCGATAAAATTTGCGAATGTTGTCATCCATGATCCAGTGTCGAGCATGACCCTCGCCGATCGCGTGCTCCCAAACCCAATTGCGCGCCGGGGTGCTGCCTTGCCCGAGGTTCGAGAACGGCAGAACGAGGATCTTGCCGGGATCAATCACCGCCGCATAGGGCTCGAACTCTTGTGGTTCGACGACGATCCGGTAAGGCACGCCGAGATCTTCGAGTGCTTTGCTGGTCAGCCGGCTTTCCCAGCGCCCTTTTGAAATAGTGTAGACAGGATACTTCCGGTTCATTTCGACGCTGAGAGGTCTTCCCCTTCCGCTACATAGCGGTTGTCGTCATCCGAACGCGGTCGACTTTGGGATACCAGATGAATTGTGTCTTCTCGGTGATCGGTTGCTCAACGAGCTGGAAAAGGCCCGCAAGTCTTCGAGGTTGGCGAGGTGGACGACGATACGGTAAGCCGAGCGCATATCTTCCTTTTTTGAATTCCGGCATGCCGTTCCATGACGGGTCGTCGACAGGCTTGCCGAGCGCCGTCTCTATCTCGATTCCGGAAAAGCCGATTACTGACAGATCGAAAGCCATGTCGCTGAGACCAGCCAGCTCAATCTTCAGCAGTGCCTCGTCCCACCCGATCAGTATCGGGTTGGCCCAGCCCCACTCCTTCATCGATGCCGCTATCTGAGCAACCTGCTCATTACTATGGGTTCGAGCATTGCGTGCGTAGGGTAAGAGCCTGTCTATGGGATGACGTTCGACCTGGTCGGCTGGCCAGTCCATCGCGAATCCTCTCTACGGACTTTGTAGATCATTTGATCGTCGATCGATCTACATCATTGATCCACATCACCATTAGATCATCGGGGGGGAGGGGCAAAAAATCCCCGGAAGGCCGCGGCTGAGCGGTTCCTGCCTTTGCGCGTGAAAATGCGAAATTCGAAGGGGGGGTCAAAAGCGCTCGAAGCGCCGGCCAGACGGGCAAATTAGGCCCCTCGACCGAGCCACACCGGGGCGCGATCGGTGGTGACCGGCCATCCAGAGCAGCGACCGGTCGCTGACTACTCTTGGGAGAGGTAAGTCCTGAGCCCAACCCAAAGACTTGCTGACCCAAGGTATAATCGCGAGCCGGTCGTTGCAGCAATCACGACGTGAAGAACTGGTCCTCCACCGGGTCGTGCTGCGGATCATGGTAATTGAGGCGGCTGCGGCCCGAGGGCGTCATGCCGAGCTCGGCAGCATATCGGACCATGTCGCTCATCGCTTTGTTGGAGATGCCGAGCAACGGGTTGTGGATCGCGTTGCCGCTGATCGTCTTGATTAACAGGCCACTCATCGCTGCGTTGCCGCGCGCCATCTCGGCGAGCACGCGCTCGGCTTGCAGCCAGCGTCCGAAGGCCTGGCAATAGGCAGCGAGCACGGCGCGATCGAGCGCCGTCAATATGCCGGCCACGTGCAGCCGCGGCGCCACCCTCTGCCATTCCTCGCGTGCGTCCGCGCTCAGCTCGCGCGGCGGATCGGGGAGCAACGGGGTTAACTTCGACTCGACCGAGCCGAGGCGACGCTTGGCCGTGCCGGTTACCAGTTTGAGGTGCGTCGGCTTTGGTTTTCGCCCCCGCATATTTTCCCCCTTTGCTCAGCGAGCGAGAAACGCTTGTAGCCGGTCGATTTTGGCCGGTTCGAGCGGGACGCCATCGATTGCCCGCCGTAGTACTGCGGCACCGAGACCGCTGTCCGTCGTGGCGCCATGCGAGACGAGCCAGGCCAGACGTTCCTTATCGGCTACCGACAATCGGGTCGGATCCGCCGGCGCTGCCACAGCACTGCCATTGCTCCCCTTCTTCCCGGTGACACCCGCGGCTTTCAAGACCCGCGAGATCGCGCTTTCCGAGCGCCCGAATTCGCGCGCCAGCTCAGGGTACGTCTTGCCGGCCTGGCGTGCGGCGACGATCGCCGCACTGGTCATCGGATCGCGCTGGCGGCCAGGCTTGGTCGTGCGACGCGGCCGAACCTCACGTGTAGCTGATCGAACCCGGCCGCGAACACCGCTCGGGTCGGACGAGGGGTGATCCGCTGGGACCGATACCGGCGGCTCGTCGTCCTCCTGCAGCAGCACCAGCATTCCCGCGCGCAAGGCTTTGGCCGCGGCCGCCGGGGCGGCCAAGGCGAGCAGCAGATCAAAGGCCTGGTGCAGCGAATCGGCCATCGGGCGCAAAGAGGAAAGGGCGCCCGGCCGGCTGTCAAGGGCTGGCGTGGCAGTGGGCCGAATTGCCCTCGGAAATCAAATTAAAGGGCCCCAAATATTACCGGGTAGATGCTAGAATGCGAAACGGCCGCTTAGCCTGGCAGCTGGCGGCCGTCTCTGACCACCATCGTGAAAGGAGCACGATCAATGGCTGGCACAATACGTAAGCGCCAACGCGCAAACAGCAAAGGCGAGATCCGGGTCACCTGGTTCGCTGATTATTACGATCAGCACGGGGAGCGGCATCGCCGCTTCTTTCCGACCAAGCGCGCGGCGGAAAGCTGGCTGACCGACACCCGCACCGAAGTCAAAGCGGGCATTCACACCCCGGACGCGGACAGCATCACTGTCAAACAGGCCGCCGCGATCTGGCTCGACCAGTGCCGGCGCGACAACCTCACCCGCGGCACCTTGCGGGTCTATGATCAATATATCCGGCTCTACATCGAGAAACTTCTCGGCGGCAAGCGGCTGTCGCGGCTGACGACGCCGATCATCGTGGCGTTTCGCGATGCGCTGCTCGACGAGCAAGAAACTTCGCCACACCGCGTGCGCAAGGTCCTCTCGACATTGCGGCTGGTGTTGGCCGAGATGCAACGCCGCGGCTATGTGGTGCAGAACGCGGCACAACCGGTCGGCGTCAAGATCAGCGGCCGCGATGCCCAACCCCCCCAGATCGGTGTCGATGTGCCGAGCAAGAGCGAGGTTCAGGCGATGCTGCAGCATCCCGAGCGGCGGGCCCGGACGCGGCTGGTGATATCCGCATTGACTGGTATCCGCGCCGGGGAGTCGCGCGCTCTGTTGTGGGAGGACGTCGATTTCGAGCAGCGCATCTTGCATGTCCGGCGCGGTGCCGACTGGTGGGGCAAGGTCGGCCCGACCAAGAGCGAAAACGGCAAGCGCGACATCCCGATGGCGCCCTATATCGTCAACGCGCTGCGCGAATGGCGGATCTCTTGTCCGCCCCGGCAGGAGGGACGGCAGGATCTCGTCTTTCCCGGCCGCGCCGGCAAGGTCGCCTCACACAGCACCGTGCAATCCGACTTTGACGATGTGCAGTCCCATGCTGGCATCGTCGATGATGCCGGCGAGCCGAAATACAGCCTGCACGCGCTGCGCCATTTCTTCGCGTCATGGGGCATCGAGCAGGGCTTTCCGCCCAAGCGGCTGCAGGAGATCCTCGGTCATGGCTCGATCCAGATGACCTATGACATCTACGGCCATTGGCTCGGCGATATCGAGGACGATCACGCGCGGTTCGCGCGCGCCGAAGCCGCCCTTCTCGGCGGCTCGAAGGTTAATGGGCACCCTACGGGCACCAAACGCTAAAAACCCCAGGAAAGGCGAGGCTGTCATGAAATTGATGTGGTTTCACCTGATGCCCTATACCGAATTGCCGGAGGATTTCCGCGAGAAGCATCCCTCGGTGTGGGTCGACATCCATTCCTCGCTGTTTGATCCGCGGCGCGCCCA